GTTCATCAAGCGTGGTGCAAGCGGTTAATTGGTCGGCATAGGAATCAATATTTTCTTCGGGTACATCGCTACCAGCCCAAATGTATAGTCCAATTCCAAAACAAGCAATGCACTTAGCAAGGCATCGCATTGTGGCATCGGAAATTTTACGCGCATCAGGGTTGATAATTGCTTGGTTTTTATTGTCCATTACAGGCAATTGCATTTTCATGGTCTTGCCAAAGGCAGTAACATTGCAAAACACCATCATTGTTTCGCCATAATATTTTGGTTCGGGAAAATCCCATGTGGCAGTTTCATCGGCTTGCAATAATTCATCAACGGCATAAGTCCAAGAAAGGTAAGTTAAATTTCCTTTCTTTTCTGTTTTGTCATTAACATTGATTGCCCTTAATTTTTCGTAAGTTGTTGTCATTTTGTCTTATCCTTTTTTGTTATACAGCCATTAATAAATAAAGAAAACCAGCCATTGCGATACAGCCGACAAAGCAACCGCCCACAATAATCATGCCAAGCCAGTTTGGTTTGTCGCGTACAACTGAATTTTTATAATCACGCATAGCTAGTGTCCTTTATTGATTCCGTTAAAAGAAATTTTGCAAAACCATCGGTGTCATGGTTCTGTTCAACCCATTTTGCAACTTCGGTAATTCGTGCATCGTATAAATCTTTGATGCGACCAAGTTTGTCATCTTCAACATCAAACAAAATTTTATGCACTTGGTCAGAAAGCACTTCTGTTTCTTCAATCCAATCTGACAGCTTTTCAACATCAAATGTCAAAAACTGTTCAACAACGGATTGCATTGGGATTGGGTTATCATCATCCATTAAATCTTCATCTGATGTAATTTTCATTTTAGATTCCTTTCAATGCAAAACCAGCAATAAGCAACTGGCGTACAAGTTCATCGGCATTTTTTTCATCCTGACAATCTACAATAACCATTTCATGTCCATTAAGTTCTTCAAGAATAGAACCGAAAGTTGAATCGGCAATAATTACATTAAAGACAATTGAACCATCTGTTAAGGTGTTTTGTTGTTTTCTGACTGATTTAATAGTTTGCATTTTAGTTTCCTTTAGTTTCCGTTAAAGGGCTTTCGCCCTTTGGTTTAGTTTCCAGTTAAATTATCTAATGTTAAATAAACTTGTTTGCGGTGGCATATTGAAATGACCACAAGCATTGTGTTAGTCATCCATGATGCGAACACACGATTGGCTGATGCACTTTCCATCAACTTGCCGTTCACATAAGGCAGTTTTGTTCCGTTGCTAAAATGGGCGATTTGAACTTCAACTGGCGTGTCGCCAAAGCGGTTCACATATTTGGTTTTTGAAATTCTGATTGGTTGCATATTGGTCATGATAGTTTCCTTTAAGTTTCCGTTTTGTGGCTAATCACCACACCTATACATTACAGATGTTTTTGTTGTAATACAATACCCTTTTGCATTTATTTTGCATTTATTTTGATTCTTTTATGAAATACCCATAAACCGCCCTTGTGCCACCACGCGAACAATTTGCCAAGTCATGTATGACACCATCCACCACAGCCGTTAGATGCTTGCTTACACGCACCACAAGCCGACCTGATGGCAGTTCATCCGCTTTCAGATGCACTTTGCAACCCGAACCAACCAACATAGTTGCCACCCATGTCCATCCAAGTTCTTTCATTAAGGCGTTGTAAACTTTCTTATCCACGCCATTGCCCGAACGCGCCATATTGTGTCCAGCGATTTCATTTACCATATCATGGATTGTCATGTAAGGCGTTTCGGTTGCAATCGCTATGGCACGAACCACGCAATCGCTTTTGGGTTTCTTAAATCCAGCTTCAACCATGCCACCATCGTTTTTTTGAAAAGTCATTTTATATCCCCAAGTCAGTAAATAATTCTTTTAATAATTTGTAAGCGCGAACCGACTGTTTATCAAATGCAGGTTCACCATGCGTATTTTGATTGATGCGAATTGTCGTAAGCGCGTAATCCAAATCTTTCAGTTGTTGTTTGGTCGCAATCAGTTTGATTTCTGCTTGGTTGCGGTTGTAAATGTTTGCTTGAAGTTTCATGATAATTTCCTTTAGTGTCCGTTAGGGGGGAAATCCCCCCCGTTAAGTTTATTTAACCAATTCCAATTTTCGCCATGCTTGCGTTCCAGTCCAGCTTTTATAAGTTTTTTCACCAACTGTTTTTTTCCAGTAAACCCTTGCACCATAAACATAATCACAAACATAAACACCGCCATTAGTTGCCAAGCGGCTTTCACCATGTTGAATCATTGGGGCTTTTTCTGCTTTAATTTCTTTTGTTAATTCTTGACCTGCAACTTTTTTAGCCAATTCGGTAATGTAGTTTGTGTGGTCTTTACCTGCTGTTATGCGATATTCAAGATTACGAATGGCTGAAGCAACTTCTTTTTCTTGCATTGATTTTGGCGCGTCTGCAAAAGCAACAACTTCAGCTTTATGCCAAACTGCAACTGGGGCAGTTAATGGGGTTATTGTGCCGTTTTGAAGATTTAAAATTGTTTCTTCATATTCTGCGATTTGTGCATAGATTGTTTTGCAAACTTGTTTGGTTACTGAATCATCTTGTTGCATAGGCAATTCACTTTCACCTGAACAAACGCCATTAAACCATCCGTTGTTTACTGTATAGCCATGTTTTGACATTCCGCCATTAACCGCTTGCAATCTTCCGCATACTTGGCAATTACCTAACAATTTGAAGTTTTTCATATAGTGTCCTTTAGTTTCCGTTTGCGTGTTTAACAACCACAACTGAATATTATAGAAACTTTTATTGTAATACAAGCGTTTTCGCATTTATTTTGCATTTATTTTTCAGCCAAGCAAAAAGGGCTTTCGCCCTTTGTTGGTTACAGCCTATTAAAAAAGTCTTGGCGAATCTTTGCTGGTTTAATTTTTATGCCACATTCATTTAATGCGACAGAATATTTTCCTGCCAAGTATGAAATGCTTTCACGCGCATATTGTTCATGGTGTCCACGAAGCAATGGTGCAAGGTGAAAGAATATATCGCTTATAAGTGCATCTTGTTCAATTGAAATTGTCATTTTGTTTTATCCTTTAAAGGGCTTGCGCCCTTTTGTTATAAATCGGCTGGGTCGCTTACACATTCATTGCAATCACATGGCACAACTTCACCATTTTTAATTGCAGTTCTTATTTCACGGATTGAATCAAACCCTTTCACATGAACAATGTCATCATAAAATCTAAACCCATACGGTAGGTTTAAAATAAAATTATTAGGTTCATCTGTATCTACATCACGCGCAACATTCAATTTGTATTTAGCCATTTTAGTTTCCTTTGGTCATTGCATCATGCGCGGTTTCAATCTGTTCATCACGCGCCATTTGTCGGGCTTTTCTTGTTACATGGATTGGCTTTTTCCAATCCCAATTGTATTTGCCCAATTCATCGTTTTTCATCAACTCGGCATATTTATAATTTGATTGAAAAGCAATGTTGCTTCCATCAGGCGTTTGAACATAAGCCACAAATTTGTTTATTTCAAAACTTATGATTACATGGCTGATTTCGTTTGGTTGAATATTTAAGTGTTTCATTTTAGTTTCCTTTAAGTTTCCATGTGGTAAAGCACCACACGCACACAGTAAATGAATTTTCATTGTAATACAAGCGTTTTATGCAATTATTTTTAAATTATTTTTTGATATACAATATCGCAATGACAGAACACCAAGAACAAGTAATAACAATCAAATGGTTTCGGCTTCAATATCCAAAATTATCAAACTGCCTTTGGGCAATCCCAAATGGTGGCGTTCGGAATATTGGCACGGCAATAAAGTTAAAAAGCGAGGGCGTTTTGGCTGGCGTTCCTGATTTATTTTTGATGATACCTAAAAATGGCTTTCACGGATTATTCATTGAAATGAAAATTAAAAGCGGCAAACTGCAACCAAACCAAAAAGAATTTATGAAATTGGCAAACGCTTTGGCATATAAATCGGTGGTTTGTTACGGGTTTGAAGAAGCCAAAAAGGTCATTTCTGACTATTTGAAAGACTAAAGTTATCCACAGTTTTATGGTGAAATAAAAAAAGTTATCCACAATTCATCCACATTTTAATCCACAGTTTTTGCCATTTTTCCACGCGTTATCCACATGGGGGGTAATGCAAGTATGTGGGTAAACACTAAAACGCGCCAAATCGCTTAAAAAGTGCCTTGATGGGGATGAAAAAAGTGTTAAAACACCTGTTTTTGTCGTTTCTGTGGATAACTTTTGGCAAATTTGTCTTAAAAATAAAATGCTTGCAATGGTTTTTGTTATAAAGTAAATTATTGTTTGTTGGTGTGATTAACCAATAATCAAATTAAGGCGTATCAAAAATGACCAAATTCATTAAGTTTTTTTTCAGTAGCGGAAAAAGTAATTATCCGTTTGCGCCTTTGCGTGGTTTTTACTTGGTGGGGTTAATCGCCCATCCCGTTACTGAAAGGAAATTTTATGGAATGGTTTAGACATGACAGCAATGCAAATCTTGATGAAAAGTTGCAAGAAGTTCTACTTGATTATGGTCTTGAGGGTTACGGACTTTATTGGTATTGCATTGAACTTATCGTTGGCAAAACATCAGCCGACAACATCACATTTGAAATAAAACACGATGCAAGGGTAATTGCTAGAAACACGGGTTCAACACCGCAACGGGT